TTAAAGAGAACCTAAGTTCAATGATTAATACCCCTTATTTTCATAAGGCACTATTTAATGATTTTCATAATACCAATAGTTCGGGTAAATATAAATCGTCCGCTTACTTACTCCTAAATTCATTACCGTATCATGATTTAGATATGGAGATTGAGTTAAAAAGTGGTAAGAAAACAAGAATGTCAAACATATTTAAAGAGATAAGTTCGACACACTTTATACCATATCACCTTATGGTGAAGTGGGGATCAATTTACCATAGATATAAAACATACGTATTGGATGGTGTTGATATATTAAATGGGGTGGAGACATCTATAAATGGTTCTGAGTATTTTGATAACAATCAAAACATAACTTACTCAGGAATAACGAAAAGTAACCAAACCGATATAGGTATAAATCCATATTACTCGGGGATATTTCACCAAGTTATAAATGGGTATCTACATTTTAACGTGAACGACACAACAACAACCTCTTTCAATAATGCAATTACAAATGAGATAATGTATATACACCCATTCAATAAAAATGGGAAAAAATACTACAACTCATTTGTAGATAATAGTAAGTTTGTGGGAGGTGAGAAAAGATATACCATTTTACCGTCTCATGGTACCATGTTAAGAACAGGAGGAAATGAGGATAATTTCTATAATCCATACTCTACAGACTATAACATAACAGAACAATATAATTTTAATGTTGATTGGAGTTTTATACATGGTGAAGAGTTTGCGTTCAGTGGTGTAACATTTCCACCATATAACCAATACGTAAGTAAAAACAATAATGGGGAGGTTAGGCAGAATAGCGTAATAAGTGGTAACAACAAGAAAGTTATAGACCTTATCGCAACATTCTCTCCATCAATACTAAATGAGTTTGAGGATGCATTTATTAAATTTTCAAGTGAAAAGGTTGATACTTTCCAAGTTAATAAACAGTTTGAAACTGTACAATATGACAAATTCCAAGATTTATTACATGACTTGGTTACGGTAGAAAAGAAGGACGATGATAACTTAACAAATATTGAACATCATTTAAGACTAATCACTAGTAGACAGATAGAACAACAAGTATACGTTACAAAAGAATTGGTTGACGATAAGAATTTAGTACAACTAACATTATCAAACCCTAAAGAGTTAAATCTAAACGCAATTAGGTTATATACTGGATTTAGTAATAGAACATACGATATAGGTTATGAATCGTCACAACTAACAAACAACTCAAAATATATTGAATTGTATCTTGGAGAGGATATGGACGGATATTACTCGGAATTTTTCTCAACAAGTGATATGATACTTAATGAGGATAACATACTACACTATAGGTCAATAATTCAAATATATGCGGGTTATAGAAAAAACGGAGGTAACATTAGCAAGGTTGAATTTTCTAATTATTTAAGAGACGAAATTGTAGAACCATTTGAAAAAAGGTTTAATTCTTTTACAAATAAACTATTAAACCAATTCCCACAATTAAAAAGGACTAAAGACAATAACAATAATTTGGGTGTGTTGAGGACGTTTGGTATGGACCCACTAAAATTGGAAACATACAGTATGTTTAAACTCTTTAATGATAGATGGTCTTCAGGAAATTCAATAGGACAAAGACTACTAATGGAAGAGTTCTTATTTTTGGACAAGGCGAATAAAGATATTGGTAACGATTTATTCTACGACGTAAAAAGACTTCAGGTATTTGAATTGGCGGAAAGTCAAAATTTAAAATTATATAATGTTATTTCCCAAATGTTATCAAGGAATAACTTAGATTTTAGACCACTTCCCGCATACGTTAATTTTTATGGTAATCAATCGGGTAAAACTAAGATTAAAAAATCAGAAGAAGTCGCGTCACTATTGTTTGGTAAATTTTTAGATGTTGATGTTGAACACTCTACACCTAAAATGATTGTTCAGTATGTTGGTAAACCATCATCTCATATTGATACGTCGACTATTAGTAACGACTACAAATACAAGAACGACACATTTAATGTGGGTGATGTGAATAACAATCCCGTACTAATAACCGACCCAAACTACTTTGAACAGAAAAATTTTAAAGATTCTAACAAAGTGGTTGCGTTTGAGGTTAGTTTCGGTGATCAAAATCAAGGTATATTTAAATCTATAAGTTTAGATCAATCACAATTCAAAGAGACTTTTGAGAGTAATGTTGCGTTAGAAAACACTGCAAGATCGGAATCAGGATCGGGAGTAGCACAAGTTAGTACTAACCTATATGACATTTATAAAGTAAGATCTTATGAATGTACGGTGGAATGTATGGGTAACGTAATGATACAACCTACAATGTACTTCCAACTTAAAAATGTTCCTTTATTTGAAGGGGCATATTGGATTGTCGAGGTATCTCATACAATTGAAAATAACACTATACGAACAAACTTTAAAGGGGTTAGAATGCCAAGTGCAAGTTTACCCGACCCAAAAGAATCATTTACCGCATCATATAGAGTTATGTATGATAAAATAATGAAAAGCGCATTGGCTAAGATTAAGTCAGAAACTAAAAATGATACTTCAGAAATAATATCAACACCTGACGGTAATTTCAAAACCGATAGGGGAGGTAACATTATAGAGGGAGAAGAACTACTCAAAGAAAGTGGGATAACCAATTTGGGAGTACCATTTAATGGGTATAAGAATATCCAATCAATACAGAAAGTAAAATATCAGAATAAAATTTGGTTTAGAACGGTTGTAAGTAAATTCGATGGACCAACCAATTTAAATATGTCTTTACCTACACAGGTTTCCTCTGAAATTACGGTTAAACCAAGTAAAGTACCTTTTACAGAGATAAATCAATCCAGTAATAACTTTTACAGATTAAATTTTTATTCTCCATATTTGACCAAGAAAAATAATACTACACCATCACAAGTGTCTGATTATCTACTTACCGCATCTTCAACAGATTTCAAAAACCCAAAAAACGGTATAACTAAAACCATCGTGAGTTCTTCTGTATTAGATAGTACTGAAGGGACAAGACAAATAACGGGACCCGCAGATGAAGGGGGGTCTACCTTAATGATCGGTGATAAGAAAGTTTATAGTGGAATGGCGTTATCTAAACAGTTAATGAAGGATTTAAAACTACAAGAAGGGGACGTTATTTATTTTAATATACGATAAAGAGGACAATTAGTAAAAACTTGATATTTATAATAAAAAGAATATTATGAGCAATATCAAAATAGGATCGGCAATTGATGGTTTTTTAAGAAATAAGACAGTTAAGAACCTTAATGAGGAGGGAACGGAACAAGAAGTGTGTGATATGAACACAGGTGAATGTTATACAATCAAAAGTAAAGATGGTCTCGTAGAGAGAATTAATAAAAAATACATTACCGAAGACGGTAGACAATTATTAAGAGATTAAAAGATGAATTTAGAAAAACAACTACACGAAGAATTAATGAGATACCGTAGTATTAATAAGTACGGTAAGAAATTAATACAAGAACAAGAAGAACCGATAGAAGATATTCCTGCGGAAGAACCTGTTGGTGATGCACCCGTAGATGATATTCCTGTTGACGATATTCCTGAGGAGCCAGGTGATGTACCTGTAGATGACGTTTCCGCGGAAGAACCTGAGGGTGACGTAGATGTTGAAGAAGTTGATATTACAGATCTCGTTAACATGACTCAAAATATTAAAAATGACTTAGACTCTTCTAAGAGTGATAATGACCAAGTTATGGGTAAAATGGGGGATCTCTTCTCTAAATTAGATGATTTAGAAAGTAAATTATCTCAAATGGATAACGTAATAACCAAAATAGATAGTTTAGAATCTAAAGTTGAAGATATGAAAGAACCTACTCCGGTTGAAAGACTTGAAATGAGGTCTTTGGATTCATATCCGTTTAATCAAAATCCTTCAGATTTTTTCTCTCAGAAACAACTTGATATGAAGGCGAGTGGTAAAAATGAGTACGTTATAACTAAACAAGATGTTTCGGATTATAATCCAGGTGAAATGAGAGATTCATTTAATCAAGAAAAACCGGATGAAAATGAGGTTGAGTGGTAATATAAAATTCTTTCTTGAATTACAATCACAACTTAAGGTACTACATTGGCAAACTAAGAGTCATGCAAAACATGTGTCGTTTGGAGAAACGTATAATGTGTTAGATGGTTTAATTGATAGTTTCGTTGAAATTGCAATGGGTATTTACGGTAGATTTAAATTAGAAGAGGAAGAAACACATATATCTATTCAAAACCTTTCTGACGTTGACGTACTTGGAATGATTAAGACCGTAAGGGGTAGTCTACACCAAATGGAAATAAACCCAAAAGATACAGATCTACTAAACATTAAAGACGAAATGTTGGCACAAATCAACAAACTGTCTTATTTACTGACACTTAAGTAGAAAATACCACATATAAAAAAATTAATAAAGTTCAAGGGGTTGACTCTTGAACTTTTTTTATGTATCTTTTTTATATAACATTAATAAATTAAAATTTAAAATTATGAGTTCAATCGATGCAATTCTTTCTCAATATGAGAAGAACACACAACCGGCCGCGGGCGGCAACAGAATTTCAAGTGAAGAAAGACTTAAAAGGTACTTCACAACAATTCTTCCTAAAGGGACACAATCAGGACAAAAGAGAATTAGAATTCTCCCAACAACTGATGGAACAAGTCCATTTCAAGAAATCGCATTCCACGAAGTACAGGTGGATGGAAAGTGGTTAAAACTTTATGATCCATCTCAAGATGGTGACGTATCTCCTTTAAATGAGGTTAGACAAAGTTTATTATCAACAGGAAGTGAGGATGATAAAATCTTGGCAAGAAACTATAGAGCAAAAAAATTCTATATAGTTAAAGTTATTGATAGAGATAACGAACAAGATGGTCCAAAATTTTGGAGATTTAAACACAACTATAAAGGTGATGGTAATTTAGATAAAATTATTCCAATCATTAGAAGTAAAGGTGACATTACTGATGTTGTTGAGGGTAGAGATTTAATTCTATCATTAGCCGTAACAAAGGCGAACAACGGAAGAGAATACACCACAATTAATTCAATTATCCAAGAAGATAAGTCAGCATTACATAGTGATCCTGAAGTATCAAATGCGTGGACAAACGACCCACAGACTTGGAGAGATGTTTATTCTATTAAACCTGTTGAATACTTACAATTAGTCGCATCGGGTGAAAACCCTATTTGGGACAAAGACGCTAAGAAGTTTATCTCTTCTTTGGGTGGTGAGGAAACATTTGGTGGATCAACAATGACACCTAAGGTTGAAGTGGAAGATGCACAATCAACAACAAAAGTAGACGATAACCTACCATTTTAATTAACACGGACCCACCCACAAGAATTATTGATGGAAACATCTGGTGGAGCTACAGAACCGATTAGTCGGTCCCTACGGGTGGGTCCATTTTAAAACACAATATGGCAATTAAGAAAAAAGATTTTAAAAGTATTAAATCAAAGTTCTCAAAACAGGCGAAGTTTAAGTCTGACAAGTTTTTTGATTTAGGTGACGCGTTTTTAGATGCGACGGGACTACCAGGTCCGTGTATGGGACATATTAATATGATGTTAGGTCATTCAGATACAGGTAAAACAACTGCACTTGTTAAAACTGCGGTTGATGCACAGAAAAAAGGTGTACTTCCTGTTTTTATAATTACAGAACAGAAATGGGATTTCCCACATGCAAAATTAATGGGTCTTGATCTCGATGAAACGGTCGATGAAGAAACAGGAGAAATCGAATATGATGGATTCTTTCTTTTCAATAACGAATTTCAATACATAGAACAAATTACTGATTATATAAACGAATTAATAGACGCTCAGAAGAAAGGTGAATTGGAATATGATTTACTATTCTTGTGGGATTCGGTTGGTTCGGTACCATGTAAAATGACCTTTGACGGTAAAGGTGGTAAACAACATAACGCATCGACGTTAGCCGATAAAATCGGAATGGGTATAAATCAGAGAATTTCAGGATCAAGAAGAGTCGATTCAGAATTTACAAACACACTTGTTATTGTAAATCAACCTTGGGTGGAACTTCCAGACAATCCATTTAGTCAACCAAAAATTAAGGCGAAGGGTGGAGAATCAATATGGTTAAACTCTACACTTGTATTTAGATTTGGTAATCAGAAAAATGCGGGTACTAACCCTATTTCTGCCGTTAAGGATAAGAGAAAGGTAAAGTTCGCAACAAGAACAAAAATTTCTATCATGAAAAACCACGTAAATGGTCTTGGTTATGAAGATGGTAGGATTATAGTAACCGCACACGGGTTCTTAAGTGGAAAAGATTCTACTGAGGAAAAGAAATCGTTAGAGGAGTACAAAAAAGAACACGCAGAGTTTTGGAAAGACCAATTGGGTATTGAAGGTGACTTTGATATCAAAGAGGAGGTATAGAATTGTTGAACCTATAAAAGGTAAAAATGTCAGTATTATTAGTAGACGGAGATAACTTACTTACAATCGGATTTTATGGAGTAAAAAATTACTTCTATAAGGGTAATCATATTGGTGGTATATATCATTTCATTAATACTTTAAGAAAATCATTTGAACTTTATAAGTTAGACAAAATCGTTGTTTTTTGGGACGGAGAAGATGGTGCTTCCACTCGTAAAAAGATGTACTCTCGTTATAAGGAGAATAGAAGACAACGAATCCGAACTGACAAAGAAAAAGAATCATACACAAGACAAAGAAGAAGAATTCAACAGTACCTCGAAGAACTATATGTTAGACAAGGTGAGTTTGAATTCTGCGAAGCGGATGACGGTATTGCGGAATACGCACAAAAAAGTACCGAAAACATAATTATCTACTCTTCTGATGGGGACTTAACTCAATTAGTATCTGACACAACAAAGATATATAACCCATCACACAGGAAACTATACGGTCAAGATGACATAATACAATATGAACATCAAGAACTACACATACAGAACGTTAAAATCGTTAAGATTGTGTGTGGTGATCGATCAGACAATATCACAGGAATCTATAATTTAGGGACTAAGAAAATATTAAAACTTTTTCCTGAGTTAAAGACAAGACCCGTTACTCTAAATGAACTCGTTGAACGTTCAAACGAATTGTTCGAGGAGGATAAAGATAATAAAACCATAAAAAATCTTTTAACGGGGGTTACAAAATACGGTATTTACGGAGAGGAGTTTTTTAGTCTCAATGAAAGTATTGTAAGTTTAGATCAACCGTTTCTCACAGATATCGCGAGAGAAACAATCACAGACCTTATACATGAAAAATTGGATCCCGAAGGAAGATCCTATAAGAACACAATGAAGATGATGATGGAAGATGGGTTATTCACCGTCCTACCTAAATCAGACGATGCGTGGATAAAATTCCTTAACCCTTTCTTACGTTTAACTCGTAAGGAAAAAAATAAAAGAGTTATAAAAATTAAAACAAATGAGTAACAACGAAACAACAAAACTTGAATTTCTATTAACCTTGAATGATAATATTATCTGCCAAAGGTTCTTTAATGTCAGAGGATTTAACCCGAAAGTTAAAAGATCTATGGATCTTCACTACGATGTTAAAAATATTTGTGAAGAAATCGAAGAAAATTTAAAACAAAAAACTTTGGATTATCTACATAAAGATCAACATTATTTTCCCGTTTTCGACCCTTTGAACAACGAGGGTCCAGACCCAGATGAATACTTCAGAGTGGAGATTAAGCAGAATGACGATGTATTTATTTCAAGGGCATTCCCTGCACATATTTATCATCCTAAGGTGAGATATTCTGTGGACATTCGACCGATCTTAAGAAGAGTATTAGGTGGACTAAGTGAGACCTTCTCTTTAGAGGATATAACGACAAAATATATGAATTATAATTTACAACAAAACTAAAGTACTATGAGTGAGATGAACTTCGGAAAATTAGGAAATCAATTCCAACAAGCGTTAATAAAATCTATTATTGAAGATGCCAAATATGGTGAACAAATAATGGAGGTTCTTGAAAGTAGGTACTTTGATAATAATTCATTTAAATACATTATTACACACGTAAAAGAGTTACAGGACATATATAAAACTATTCCGACATATGAGACTCTTAAACAAAAGATAATGACTGAAACGGCAAATAATCCATTAGCCGGTAGGTTACATAGTGAGACACTTCATTCGATAGAGAATTTAGATGAAGTTGTTGTAGGTCAGACTTACGTAAAGGACACTGCACTTAATTTTTGTAAACAACAAAATTTAAGAAAAACAATGAGTGATGCACTAAAAATCATCGATAAGGGTGATTTTGAGTCATATGATAAAATTGCGGATATGGTTAATGTGTCACTACAGGTAGGTGCTACAGACGACGATATTATTGACATATTCGATGATCTTGATAACGCATTAGATATTGACCCAAGAGTACCAATCCCAACAGGAATAAGGGGGTTAGATGATCTTTTAAAAGGTGGTATCGGGACAGGTGAATTAGGTATGATATTGGCACCTACAGGTGTTGGTAAATCAACTATCCTTACTAAGTTCGCGAATACTGCGGCAAATACAGGACACAAAGTTGTACAAATATTTTTTGAGGATACCCTAACACAAATTAAACAAAAACATTTTACATGTTGGTCAGGACTTAGTACCGATCAACAAGTTGCAAGTCCTGAATCTAAATTAGAAACAATTACGAAAGCACGTGAATGTCAGGAAAGAGATTCTTTTGGTGGTTTAAAGATCATCAGAATGGAAAATTACAACACCACGGTTAGTGATGTTAAAAGAAAATTATTAAAATTACAATCACAAGGGTTTAAGGCAGACTTAGTTGTTATTGACTATGTGGATTGTATGATTGCGGATAGATCTAAAGGATATGACGAAGAGTGGAAAGGTGAGGGATCCGTTATTAGACAATTAGATGCAATGTGTTATGACTTGAATATGGCATTATGGACTGCATCCCAAGGTAATAGAAGTTCAATTTCGGCGGATATTGTAAATGTCGATGATATGGGTGGGTCAATAAAAAAGGCACAAACAGCACATATAATTCTTTCAATTGCAAAGAGTTTAGAACAAAAAGATAATAAGACGGCTAATATGAGTTTAATTAAGTCGCGAGTTGGTAGAGATGGTGTGAACTTTAACAATTGTAAATTCGATAACGAATTCATGGATATCGATGTCACGGAACAAGAAACCTTATTGGGTCATCAAATGAGGAAACAAGAACAAGGTATCAACCGTGCTGCTGAGATGTACAAAAAAACACACAACATATAATTAATTTAACTAAATACATTTAAAACATGACTGAAAAGATTTTACAAGAAAATCCTGGACGATTTGTCCTATTCCCAATAACACATAACGATATTTGGAAGTACTATAAACAACAAGAAGCGAGTTTTTGGACTGCGGAAGAAATTGATTTACAACAAGATGTTAGTGATTGGACTAACAAATTGAACGATGATGAAAGACATTTCGTTAAACACGTATTGGCGTTCTTCGCGGCATCTGATGGTATTGTTAATGAGAATCTTGCTGAAAATTTTATTAACGACGTACAATATACCGAAGCAAAATTCTTTTATGGTTTTCAAATTGCAATGGAAAATATTCACTCAGAAACATATTCATTACTAATTGATTCTCTAATTAAAGATACTGAAGAGCAGGACAGATTATTCAACGCGATTGAGACCATTCCTGCAATTCAAAAGAAAGCGGAATGGGCGTTGAAGTGGATTGAGTCAGATTCATTCGCAGAGAGACTTATTGCGTTTGCAGCGGTAGAGGGTATTTTCTTTTCAGGATCATTTTGTTCTATCTTTTGGCTCAAAAAACGTGGGTTAATGCCAGGTTTAACTTTTTCTAATGAACTTATTTCAAGAGATGAGGGACTTCACTGTGATTTTGCATGTCATTTATACAATGAACATATTCAAAATAAATTACCTGAAGGTAGAATTGAAGAAATAATTCTTTCAGCATTAGAGATTGAGAAGGAATTTATTCTTGAGGCACTACCGGTTAGGTTAATCGGTATGAATGCGGATTTAATGGAACAATACTTAGAATTTGTTACCGATAGATTGTTAGATTCTTTAAATATTGAAAAGAAATTTAACACTGAAAATCCATTTGACTTTATGCAAAACATTGCATTACAAGGAAAGACTAACTTTTTCGAGAAAAGAGTGGCGGAATACCAAAAGGCGGGTGTTAATAACGAAACCGAAGAAGATATAGATTCTGCGTTCGGAGACATGGATTTTTAATAAGTAACAAAGATGAAAGTAAAAAAGAGAAATGGTTCTTTAGAACAAATGAAATATGACAAGATCACAAGGAGAATATCCGCATTGTGTTCTGATTTAAACTTAGATTATGTAGATCCAACATATATTACTTTAAAGGTCACGCAAGGAATATATGATGAGATAACAACAACAGAGTTAGATACTTTGGCGGCAGAAACTGCGGCGGCTATGGCGACGACTCACCCTGATTATGCAAAACTTGCAGGTAGGTTAGCGGTTACCAATTTACATAAAACCACACCTAAAAGGTTTTCACAAGCGATAAAAGAATTATACTCTTTTATTGAACCAAGAACAGGTAAAGAATCTTCACTAATATCTGACGATTTATATGAATTCGTTATGAAAAACAAAAGTACCATTGATGGTGCGGTTGTACAAGAAAGGGATTTTGATTTTGATTATTTTGGGTTTAAAACTTTAGAGAGATCATATCTATTAAAAATCAGTCAGAAGATTGTTGAACGACCTCAATACATGTATATGAGAGTTGCAATGGGAATATGTAATGGTGATGTAGAAGAAGGGATTAGAATTTATAATGACCTGTCTCAACACTTTTATACTCATGCAACACCAACCTTATTTAATGCGGGTACAAGACGACCACAAATGTCATCTTGTTTCCTTATTGGTAATAAAGGTGACGATATAGATTCATTATTTAATACCGTAAAGGATGTTGCTAACATATCTAAGTGGGCTGGAGGTATTGGATTACATGTACATGATGTAAGAGCGAAAGGTTCATACATAAAAGGTACGGGTGGTGAGTCAGACGGATTGTTACCAATGATGAAAACTTACAACGAAGTTGCGAGATGGATTAATCAAGGTGGTAAAAGAAAAGGTTCATTTGCAATATACCTTGAACCATGGCATGCCGACGTCTTTGAATTTATTGACCTAAGGAAAAATCATGGTAAGGAAGAGATGAGAGCAAGAGATTTATTTCTTGCAATGTGGACTCCTGATTTATTTATGGAAAGGGTTAAACAAGATGGGGATTGGACTTTATTCTCACCTGACGAAGCACCTGGTTTATCTGATGTTTATGATTCACCTGAATCTAAAAACTTTACTGAGTTATATGAGAAATATGAACAAGAAGGTAAAGGTAGAAAAGTAGTGAAGGCAAGAAAACTTATGGATGCGATATTGACGGCACAGATCGAAACAGGTACACCGTACATGTTATATAAAGACGCCGCCAACTCTAAATCAAATCAAAAGAATTTAGGGACAATTAAATCATCTAATTTATGTACGGAAATTATTGAATATAGTTCTCCCACAGAACAGGCGGTTTGTAATCTTGCGTCTATCGCACTACCAAAATATATCGTAGATGGGGAATTTAGTCACGATCTACTATATGATTATGTTTATCAAGTGGTAAGAAACTTAAATAACGTAATCAACTTAAATTTCTACCCTACCGTAGAAACTAAGAGATCTAATTTTAAACATAGACCAATTGGGTTAGGTATACAAGGTTTGGCAGATGTATTTTGTATTCTTAAAATACCTTTCGAATCAGAGGTTGCGGATACACTCCAAACAGACATATTTGAAACTATTTATTTTGCGGCAATGACCTCATCTAAAGACATTTCTTCTGATGTTGGTCCGTATGAGTCTATTTCGGGATCACCAATAGAAAAAGGTATTTTCCAATATCAAATGTGGGGATTAAAAGATAATGATTTATCAGGTAGATGGGATTGGAAATCACTTAGAAAAGAGGTGGTTAAGTATGGTGTTAGGAATTCACTTTTATTGGCTCCAATGCCAACAGCATCCACAGCACAAATTTTAGGTAATAACGAGGCATTCGAACCATTCACTTCTAATCTATATTCAAGAAGAACATTAGGTGGTGAATTTATTGTTATTAATAAACACCTCGTACAAAGTTTAATGGAAAATGATTTGTGGAATGACGAAATCAAGAACAAACTTATAATGGAGAATGGGTCTGTACAAAACATTCCTGAAATTCCTGTTGATGTAAAGGAAGTTTATAAGACTGTTTGGGAAATGTCTCAAAAAACGTTACTGAATATGGCCGCGAAAAGATCTGTTTTTATTGATCAATCACAGTCACTTAATCTTTTTATAAGTAACGCTACAAAGGCGAAGTTATTGGCGGCACATTTACATGGATGGAACTTAGGTTTAAAAACAGGAATGTATTACTTAAGAACAAAATCTGCGGTTGACCCACTTAAAGGTTTAGGTGTAAGTACATCCAAGAAGAAAACACCTGAGGTAGAGTCGGAACCACAAAAAGAGGTGGTTGAAAAAAATAATATGCCGACTTCCAACTCAATAATAAGTGATAATAAAGAATTAGAAATGGTTTCACAACCGACAATACGACCTGACGACTCACCTTTTGAGTGTGAAGGATGTGGATCATAAGGTTTTTTAACCATATTTTACTCTTTTTTATAAACCCACCATCAAGGTGGGTTTTTTATTTACAACCATTTTAGTATTGATTATATTTATTAATATGGCAGTAACATATGGAATTGACTTTCCTTTCAGAGAGAGTTTGACAGGAGACTATTTAAAAATGACTACAAACCCTGAAAAAGAGGTCAGGGCAAACCTTATTCACCTTATTCTTACGAAGAAGGGTAGTAGATATTATTTACCTGATTTTGGGACAAGAATATATGAATACATCTTTGATCAAAATGATATGGTTACGTTTAATTTAATTGAGGAAGAAATAAGGGAGGGTTGTAAGAAATATTTACCGAATCTAGATATTAATTCAATTAAGGTGATTTCTTCAGAAGATGATTCCGATCCTGTAACAACAGTGGATGAAGAAGATGATGAAAGATTATTTAGACTTGCGGATGAATCAACTAAACCATACACCGCAAAAGTTAAAATTGATTACACAGTTAATAATGGTGCGTTTAGTTCATCAGATTTTATAATAATTAACATATAAGATGGCAAAAAAAATATCATACGCTAAAAGAGACTTCGCAGGATTAAGGGAGGAATTAGTTAATTTAACTAAGGACTTTTATCCTGATTTAATAAAGAACACTAACGATGCATCGATTTATTCGGTGATGTTAGATCTTAACGCCGCGATAGGTGATAACCTACACTATCACATTGATAGAGTTTGGCAAGAAACGATGTTAGATTTTGCACAACAAAGAAGGTCACTTTTTCATATTGCAAAAACATATGGTATTAATGTACCTGGTAATCGTCCGTCGGTTGCTTTATCCGATTTTTCAGTTAACGTACCTGTAAGAGGTGATAAAGAAGATGAGAGATATTTGGGTATACTCAAAGCAGGGGCACAAGTATCGGGTGGAGGACAAACATTTGAAACTATAGAGGACATAGATTTCTCAAGCCCATTTAATAGTAAAGGAGAACCTAACAGACTTAAAATACCAAACTTCGATAGTAACAATAAATTGGTGTCATATACAATAACTAAAAGAGATGCAATAGTTAATGGTGTTTCAAGAGTTTTCAGAAGAGTAATTGGATCACAAGACCAAAAACCATTTTTAAAACTGTTTTTACCCGAACAAAATGTGTTAGGTGTAACATCAATAATTCATAAGGAAGGTACTAACTTCACATCTAACCCCTCAACATCTGAATTTCAAAATGAAAAAAATAGATGGTATGAAGTTAAAAGTTTGATGGAGGATAAAGTATTTCTTCCTAATAAAACCAAAACATCGGATACGGATAACTTTACTGCGGGTGAATATAAAAGAGTAACAAACAAATTTATTTCAGAATATACACCTGAAGGATATATGTCAGTGACTTTTGGATCTGGCAATATTGATCCACTTGATAATCTAGACAAGTTCAATGAAGGTACGTTGAAGGTTAACTTAGGTTCGTACTTAAATAATTTATCATTAGGGTCAACACCTAAGAAAAATTCGACCGTATTCATAAAATATAGAGTAGGTGGGGGTAAAAATAGTAATCTTGGTGTAAATGTAATAACAAGTATAGAAAACGTAGAGTTTAATGTGGCAGGACCATTAGGAAATGTGAACAATCAAGTTATACGTTCTTTAAATGCAACCAATGTAACTCCGGCGGTGGGTGGATCAGATCAACCAACGATTGAGGAAATAAGAAATATGGTTGGATATAACTTTGCGGCTCAGGATAGGGCGGTAACACTTAATGATTATAAAGTTTTAATAGAGACCATGCCGTCTACATACGGAGCACCCGCAAAGGTAAATGTCATGGAAGAAGATAATAAAGTTAAAATAAAACTTCTTTCCTATGATGATGAGGGTAACTTAAACGATACTGTCTCAACAACACTTAAAAACAACATATTAAGGTATCTAACGAACTATAGAATGATTAATGACTATATCGACATACAAAGTGGAGAAGTCCTTGATTTGGGGTTAGAAATAGACTTATTAGTTGATAAAAACATTAATCAGACAGACATACTTAAAGATGTTGTTAATCAATCTACATCATTCTTCAATATAGAGAAAAGAAAAATGGGGGACCCACTATTCATAGGTGAGTTACAGAAAGAAATATCAAATATATCAGGTATTGTTAATGTTGTTGACTTAAGAGTTTTCGGAAAAACAGGTGGAGAATATTCCACAGCGGAAGTAAGTCAAGGATATACTGACGAAGAGACAAAACAAGTTGCTCAATCAGATTCAACAATTTTTATGAAGAGTAATCAAATCTTCCAAATTAGATTCCCTAATAAAGACATAAAAATTAGGGTTAAATCTTTAGGTTCCACTACATTTTAAAATTCTTTTTCTGTATTATTATTAATTAAGGGAAATTAGGTTCCAATCTATTTATATGATATGATGCAGAAACACAGAATACGTACTGAAATAGGTAATAATCAAAAATTGACTGTAGAGTTAAAACAAGATTATGACTTATTAGAAATACTTTCACTCAAATTTAGTCAAAAAGATGCATACACATCTCTTTGTGCCGATTATGGGGTTGTTTGTGGTAGAATTAGTGCAAACCAAGGATTTGGTGTTGCAAACGCAAGAGTATCTATTTTTATACCCTTGGACGATGTTGATGAACAAGATCCTGTAGTATCTGCGCTTTACCCATATAAATTAACACAGGACACAAATACAGACGGATACAAGTACAATCTGTTTCCAAAAAGAAAACAACACACAGGACATACTCCTACAGGTACATTTCCCGACCAAGAAGACATTCTAACAAGAGAGGAAGTACTATATGTTTATGAAAAATATTATAAGTACACCGTAAAGACTAACGACGCTGGTGATTTTATGATATGGGGGGTCCCTGTTGGTAAACAAACAATACATGTCGATGTAGATTTGTCCGACATGGGGTGTCAGTCATTAGTACCCTATGATTTTATTTATGAGGGAGTTTCTGAAGAAAAGTTTGAAAACAATTACTCATTTAGAAGTAGTTCTGATATTGGTAGTTTACCACAGACATTAACTTTTGAAGAGAGTTTAGAGGTTTACCCTTTTTGGGGTAATGAGGATTTATGTGAAATAGGTATTACAAGAACAGATTATGATTTATCCGAACAAGGTATTAGGATAGAACCATATTCAATTATGATGGGTGGAACCTTTACCGACTCAGGAAAAGATTCTGTGAGGGTTGGATGTAATGTTGACAACCAAATGGGTGAAAAATGTGGACTAATTTCGGCTGAGGGGGATATTGAAACTATTAGATTTTCAGGATATTATGAAGAAAATACTGACGGAACTCCAAATTATGAAAGACCCATACTCGAGGCTATACAGTTAGATTCCCAAATAGACAAAGAAGGTAATTTTTTCTTTAGAGTACCCATGAATATGGGATACAGAATTACAAACGAATTCGGTGAATTAGTGGAAACTAAAGATACCCAAAGAGGAATTCCCACAAGAGGAACATACAGATTTAGACTTTCAATGCAAAATGACAATGGTGCAAGGAAACAATATAGGGGGAAATACTTAATACCCCAAATAAAAGAACACCAATCGGGTAATGAGATTCACCCCAAAGCATATGCGTTTTCAGATAATTTAGATGATTATCCTTCCGATGCACATAATGATATTACAGGAATTAATAATAATGGGTTTGCAAATGACATGTTTTACTCTTTTAGGTATAATAGAGTTTACACCGTTTCTTCATTCATTAATCAATATCATAATAAGTCTTGGGGGGAACGAGTATTTCCGTTCTTTGCGAAAGATAGAAACGAATCTTTTATTGGAATTAAAGAAATACAACCTTCTATTGAAGAAGATTGTTCGAATAACAATGAGTACTTTCCAATTACCGACGCGGTTAGAAATCACAAATTTAAGTTTCTAATCACAACCATCTTAAATTTTTTAGAAAGACTTTATTTGATTATTACTCAATTTGCATTTGATTTTATCGTTGAATTTATATTTGATGTTGCTGAAATTCTTTATGATATTAAAATTCCTGTCGTTAAATATAGGCCCTTTAAAGGTACCGCAAGAAAGATTGCCAGATTCGGACGACAAATTCAAATTGCAACAATTAGAAATTTAGAATTGATTAATTACCCGGATTGTTATGAATGTTCAAAAGACCCATTAACGGGTGGTGACAATGCTCCTGGTGGTGACACATACGAGATAGTTCTTGTAAATGGTGATGGTGACGAAGTGGATCCCCCAAGTAATACCGATAGTAGTACATTAGAGTCAATTGTGAATGTTTCAGGTTTAACCGCGGTAAATAGTAATATGGTTGTTAACCACCCATATGATCCGAACGATAACACTTCATCAGGATCTCCTGACTATTTGGATTTAAATATAACAGGGAATAATATTGATAAAAACTACATTATAAAGTTTATTGTTTCGCCCGAAGTTGGTGATGTTGACCCCGATACAGGGGTATATACAATTACATCACCAGCGGTATATTCTTATCTATTTATCGGATATGGATCTGATTCTCCGTTTGACAGCGCTGTTACTGATAGATATAATGGACTTTCCTATGAAATATTTAGTGCTTATTATGATTATAATAATACAGATATGAATAATACCTTACCCACCTCAGTGTCGGGCACTGTATTATCCGCTAACGGTCAATTTACCATTCACACCGTCTATTTCTATGGTGAAAAACAGATAAATACAACATCTGGTGAATTGGCGGAATCGGGTTGTTCTAAGTATGATACTATTTACGACCCTGATAATGACATGTCATTAAAGGCATTTCTGAATAACGCTGGAGGAACAAATGATTACAATTATTGGGTTGGGCAAGGAACACAAGGAAGTACTTATCCCGACATCTTTATAGACACTGAAGATCCGTGTAACTATACCCCACCAGTATTTGATATCGTGGCATCAATTAGTGCGTGGTATAAGGAAGCCGGTAAATCGGGTGACCCATATACCTCGAGAAGGTGTCGAATAGTGGACGGTCATGCACCAGATAGAGAAACAGGGATCCCTGCAGGTACTGCGTCAGGACATTCAGAATTTAGAGATGGTGTCTATACTTTAATTGCTGCCGCGGGTAAGAACAGAGCAATGATTCTAAATTACTCAAGAAGAAAGTTACTTGGGAAACTTATGTGTGGTGGGATAACATCTTACACATTTAGTAATAGTTGGTTAAACGGATCACTATATTTCTTCCAATTTAGAAGAAGAAAAGGAGGTAACAATGCAAAATATTGTAAAGATGTTATACATCGTGAAGAGGACCATACTGGAGTACACTACTATTATAGATCAACACCATATGATGGTACTGATTTTATTGGGGGTAAGAATGAAGAAAATAGTCAGACTAATCCCGAAATATTATTCCCAACAACAATAATGGATTTAGGACCAAGAAACATGTTCATTAAGGAAATATGTGTGGACCCTGAATTGGATGTAAATTGTTCAGTATCTAAGAGTATTGGAAATACATCATACCAAGACATAAACGACCTAATGGAGTGGGTCATATCCTCTAAAGAGGTCAAAGAAAAGGGAAAACTAAAAGTACAAGATCTTTTTGATAAAAGGGGTAATGGGTCAATGGACGGAGATATTGTCCAACTATTAAATTTTAATTCTCAACTTGGAATATATGGATATGACGATGAAGATCAAGACAGTCCGTACTTTCCTGTTAATGGTGCTGAGTATTTTGATGGTGTGGGACCACTAAGTCTTCCTTTTAGGTTTTCTGAAGATGATGAAGATACCGCAATTGTTGAAAAAGATGGTACATTACTTAGAATATGTATAAACTCAGCGGGTAATTTAACCGAAACGGCTCAAGACATTCCATATTATAGGTGGGATAAAAAAGGTGACGGATTTGGTGGTCTTGTAACGACCGGTACCAATTCAAACAATGAGACTACGTATACTGTCACCAATTCAGAAACCCAAGATTGGTCAAGAAATAATATATACTCAACCAAATACCAAGGTGGGTGGACCTATTCAGGATTAATGGAGGTGGACCCATATAATGATGCCGGTGGAGATCCAACAGAACTTATAAATAGTCATTACTATGACGGTAGCATTTTACCACCATTCCGTGAGTGTTCTGACGATAATTATTCACCAAATGAGGTTCCACTTGGTGGGCCTTTCTTCTTTTACTTTGGTCTAAGGACGGGTAAAAGTTCTTGGAATAAATTTATTAAAAACTTCGGTCCATTATGATAAAAAAGAAAATTGTATCGCCGAGTAAGAGATATAAAAAGGCGGAATCCGAAGACTTAACTCTAAGAATAAATTTTGAAGAAGATAAAAGTTTATTAAGAGAAGGTGATAAAAATATAGTATTAGACATTGCGGAACTTTATAGAAAGGAACGTAATGAAAGTACCAAATATAGAATTTATGGTAAGATGAACATGGTGTTTAGAAACACTTATAGTGGAACAACCACCTATGATCCCTTACTGAATAACCTTTATGTCATTGGTGATGGTCTTGACGCCGATTTTACGGGGTACTTACCATATAATGAATTTGCGTTCATTAGGAACGACTATGTTAGGGAAGTGTCTATTCCAACAGGAACCACAATGGGGACCTACGACTCTAATATATTTATAACTGGTGACACCACACATAGAGTAATAAATGAAATAGACTCAGCTTCCACTAATTGGAATGTGTTCTTATCGTATGTCTACGATAAAGATTCAACACATCAAATGAAGTATACCCTATCGGGTAATACCGAGTATAGTTTTACCGCATCTAACGGGGTACCGTTTAGGGTAACGGAGTATCCGAACTACTACGAACTTATAAGTCCAATACCACATAATATGAAACAGGGGGAATTTGTAATAGTCTCAGGAACTTCAATAAGTAGTGGTACTGAATTAGATAGAATATTCCCAATATCTTCAGTAGGTAATGAAATATTTGACTCTGAGAAATATGTGTTAATCATACAAAAGTCGGCACTATCTAGTTCTCAAACAATGAGTGGAGTTGTTTTTGGTAAAAGATGTATAGACAAATTAAGAATGTCGGGAACAACATCTGAGTATTATGTTCATAAACATAAAATACTTACAAATACCGACGACTGTATAATAGATAGAACAGGTTTTGAAACACCTGTTTTTGAAATAGAAAGAAAATTACAGTTTGAAACTGCAGACAATAGAAATGATGTGTATACGGTACAGAATAGACCTGAAACGGTCCTATTTCACTTTAAAGATGAGATAGATATAAATGGTTTAACAAATAATTTAGGATATACAATTACCGACGCGTACGTAACAAAGGTTTTTAAAAATGGTAATGGATATTTCCAATATCCCCCAAGACATGGATATAAATTTCATTTCCACAATAATTGGGTGGATAATCATTTTAATAGAACATTTGCGGGGTCAGATTCAGGACTTCAGTCAACCAATTTTACTAATAGCGGTTTTACATTTAGTCGGGGTACTGAACTTCAGAAAGATGATGTTATGTTGGGAGCATTTGTGGAGTATAGTAAAGAAGATTTTAAAGAAACAATATTATCTGAGTCATTCCACAAATACACAATTGATTTTAATATTTTTAATCACGGACAAATAGACCCAAATGCGGGATCGACTGTTACAAACCCCTTAGGGTTATACTACCAACCTCATCAAAGAGTTAAACTAAGAGAATTATCACCATATGTGGAGACCGCAAATACGGATCAAATATATGGACTACCAGAGAATTCTACTTACGACGAATATAGGGTCTTATGGAAATGGAGAGATTTATATGATCATGGTTATGTTGATCCTGATGGGTTTGGTACAAACCACCCATTCACAAATGGACAACATTACGTCAAATCTGACATAAACTTTTACCTTAGAAATGAAGAGACATTTATGAATAAAAATGACGGTCTCACTAATTTCACTGAGGATAACGACGGACTGTGCTAGATGAAAATTAGATTCAACCAAAATAACAAGAACTTATTAATTAATAAGGAACAAAACTTTAAAACCGATGCGGGTTGGGATGAGAATTTTCAATCGTATGAGGATGAGGTTTTAAGGGATATTATTAACCCTGTGGAGAACTATGAGACTAATAGATATATCCATAAACCATATATATCTAGTAATGGTCAACCACCACCCGCATCTACGGCTCCCGCAGAAGACAATAGTGAAGCGGCATCGGCGTCTTTATTTACAACAACAGTAAATAGTGTGGAGCAGACCGATATATGGTTTCACTTTTATTTTAAGGATTCGTCAAATAATTACACTTTAGATTATAAGAATGTAGGTATTAGTCAAACAGATAAATTAATGGCTAACTTAAAATACAGTTTTTTTAGGTTGGAGTTTTATAAAACACCCAATAATGAACCACCTAATAGATCCAATAGAAGATTGGTTTTTGCAAAAAATTTAGCACCCGCAATTGGTGAAAGAGTAACCTTTACAAACAAATTTGAAAAAATATATGTACCTGTATTTTTTGGATCAAGTATGAGAAACAAGGAGAACATGTACCTTTTTTGGTTTCATGATGATACTGTTTTAGAAGAGACCGAACTTACGGGTACTACGTTTTACATGACGGCAAAATTTTATAATTCTGCGGACGGAACTAAAGTACAGTTTGCAAATAAACAAATAACAAATACACCAACTGTAACGGAGGAAGAAGATTTATACTTTCAAGTTGAAATGAATAGGACGGACATACCCACTTATCATTATACAATTTCGGAATACGATGGATCATCCCCCTACACCTCGAATAGAAAAGGAATGAGTGGAGACCCAATAAAGTTTTACGAGTTAAGTGAGGACTTTGTATCCCCACCATCACCCACTGCAGAACCACCATTAAACGAAAACGACGCATCTTCATGAAAAAAGATTACTATAAAATATTAAGGTCAGTAACGGGTACGACATATCATTTACCAATATACTTAAACAGTAAAGGTTATGAGATGGGGGGAATGGTTGGATTTGAGGGAGATATAGAACAAGTTGAACAAATAACAAACTTTAATTACCAACATACATCCGGTAATACAATAAGACTTTATAATTCAGTTAACAGGGATGCATTAAGGATAATAAAAAACGAAACCTTTTCCATTGATTATGGTGATGGTACGGTAGATACTATCGGTGTGGGTCTTGGTAATAATTTAGAATATAAACAACATACATTTCCTTCTGCAGGTACTTATAATGTGTCTATTAGTTTAAGTAATAATTGGACTCAGAAAAAAATAACGAAAAAAATTACGGTACCTAAAAACACAACTGTCACTAATCCTAACGGATCGTTTGGTCCGTTTACGTTACCATATACTACGGGGGTTACGATCACTCAAAATTATATAAATGATTTGGATTATGTTGAAAAGGATTCAGATGGTCCAATATATTTTGCGGCTAAAGGAAGAAGTAGGTTAAGTGAATTAAAGAGATACGGTGAAAGTACATACCAAGGAACAACGGTCGGTACTGATGGTGTAGGTAGTTATACGGGATATACAATAGATAATTTATCATATAAAGATTATGATGATGGAATAACAACAATAACAGGAACAACAAGTGATTATCAAAAAGAAGAGGTCTTTAATGAGATGTTAACAAGGAATGAACATTTCATTGGTTTTATTGATGAACCAACCATTTTTTCTGATGTGTTTGTTGAAAGAGGTAAGCAAGGGGTCTTAGAAATGAACCTAAGATTAGGAGAAATTGATAACGTAGGTGAAATAGATATCTACGGAAATGGATTTTTCCAAGTTAAAAAACAATAGAATAATATTTATTAATTAAAAGGATATGGCAGTAGGTAGTTATGGAACAGTAAGACCGGCAGATGTGTCACCAGCAGACGTAGAAATTTTCTATCATTATGTCTCTGGGAGAACGTCGTCCGCACCTGTACAATTTAAAAAATTAAATTCGGAAGATATATTAACACCTATCTATCACAATTCAGATACGACGGATGCACCAAACGCACCCGATGCAGAAATTTTAGGTGGGTTATATAATTTAAAGTTAGACACAGCGGACTTTGATGAGTTAGGTATATATACCTTACATCTTAGACCTAAACAAATAAGAACTTCTATAACTGATTGTGGGGTGTTAGCATCACTACCATCGGTAAGGGGGATTATTATAGACTTAAGTAATGTACCCTCAACAGATAGAAATAAATTCAACCCTCAAGGTTTAGTTGGATATAGAGTAGAGTATTTGAACGATGATGGAAGTAAAACCCCTAATTTTTATAGGGTTGTTACATCTTCATTCTACTGTACTCCGATCACATCAAATTTAACTAGTACAACTCAAAAGGCGATAAGGTATCAATACACAGATCAGGCAACTAATTTGTTGTTTTTGACGGTAACTCCGTCATCTGCACCATCGAATAGACCGAATACAGTTCCCTTTATTGGGGAACCGTCTCAAAATATAATTTTATCAAACACATTTTTTAATCCAACAACGATTGAAATTGATATGGTAGAACATGATGAGACAACATTGGCTTACGCATTTTACGGTAACCAAACTAAATCTATTTCTGATGGAATATATACGATATACACTGCGGAAAACAATATCTACAAACAATTCAACTTGTTTGAAGTAAGAGATGAGTTCAACGAAACACTTTACGAGGTTAGAGAAGAAAGGGACGAAATTGATGAAACTAAAAACTTTGATGATATCACTGAATAATGGCGAAAAGAAAAGTTCCAAGTCAATCTGCAAGTGGAGGGGATACCTTTAATGACAACTTAGTTGGTAATCAAATTACTAACGGGTCAAGTCAGTTGACTGCGACAAATTTTTCGATAGATAAGACAATACCACAAAGAGATACTAAGAGTTTTACATCTGTACCTTTTTCTGAGTTCTTAACAATTGAGAACCTTAAAGAAGAAACTAACGCACCTAAAACAAAATCGGAAAGATCCGTAAAGAAAGAGGGTAAAGTAAAGTTCAGACAGGACAAAGACGCGGGTTCTAAGACATTATTTGGGTCTTTAAGTAAAAGACTATCATCTTCAGTTAATAATATAGTAGAACAGTTCCCTGCGGGTTTCTTTATAGACAAAGAAACTCCCGTATCATTTTCACAATACACTGCGGAGAATATAAATTATAGTCTTAAAGCGAGGACAACAACTTTTAAGTTTGAAAAATCAAAAATATTCAATCCATTAGATGTTGTACTTGAAAAACCTTTAAGTAATGTAAGTCCCGATGTCAGTAATGAGTTCAAAAATTTCTTTGAAAATTATTCTAAGTATTCGGTTATTATAGATGAGGTTGAATATCCAATACTAACCTATACTAAGGCAGGAAATGACGGACTTATAACAGTAAAGGTTAAAGGAAGACCCTTTAATGGTAACACATACAGTGAGAGTTTCTTAATTAGACCAATCAGTCAGACAGTAGAGGAGTTTTTCGGAAGTTTAGATGAATTAGAGAGTCTAATTTTAGATAGAGAATCTACACCTAAGTACACTGCCGAATTTAAATTACCAAAGGACTCTTTAGATGGGTCTAAAACAGAGACCACAACAACTAAAATTAGTTGGCCATTATTTAAAGATGGTTGGAACATAAAGATTGGTGGTACTGATTATATTGGATACCTACAAACTTTAAAATCAATAGGTGACGAAGTTGATCAGTATAAATCGAACCTAATTTCAAGATTTCTAACCACAGCATCGTTAAATGAATTTGATACGGAAGATCAAAGAATGTCTTCTATGTTTCAGTTGTACGGTAGTGGTTTTGATTCCGTCAAGAAATTTATAGATAACATAGCGTACATGAGAAATGTGAGTTATGATAAGATTAATAATATCCCTGACGTACTATTAAAAAATCTATCAAACACATTAGGGTTAGATTCTGTAAATCTATTTGATGAAAAATCATTAGAAGACACACTTTATTCAAGAATAGATAGTCAATTCGAAGGTAACAACCTTGGAATGAATATGGTTGAGGCAGAGGCGGAATTTTATAGAAGATTAGTTATTAATCTTGTAAGAATATATAAAGCAAAAGGTACAAGAAAATCTATTGAGTTCTTCTTAAGATTTATCGGGGCACCAGAACCATTAATAAAAATTAATGAACACGTATACAAATACGATGACGTTAAGAAGGTTTCCTCTGATATCGATAGTGACATATATGACTTAACACAGTTAGAAAAAACATTTACTGTCGGTCAAATGGATTTTGAAGATATTTCATCTTCTTTTACATATACAGGAGTAACTACCACTGGTTCAACTACATACCAAACTGATGAATACCCTATAGTTTTAACAGGTGTAACAAAGTATGGTGATGTACAAAAGATTGTAAGTGAGAATAATGACGTATTTTTTCAAAAAGGTTCGGGTTGGTATGAAATATCTCTACAACATAGATCCTCAACCGAATTAGATACTGAGAATTCTAACTTACTGTCCAATCCTAAAATTATAAAAACAAAAAATAAGGACTACACTTATGGTGAGGATTATTTTGATTTATATAGACAATTTTACGGATTAGATTACGGACATGAATTACACAACACGATTGATAACAATAAGACAGAATTACTATCGGATGTAGACTCAAAAACCTTAAATAGAAAAAATATACAAATCTACTTGTCTTCTGCACAAGGTATTGATTATGATGTATATAAAAAGTCGAGAGATTTAGAGGTGAGTTTTGGATTAAAAACTCTTCAACCACAAACAGGTTTTACGTTTGCAGAATATATGGATAACGTATTAAATGAACAAATACGTAATTCACACACTGTAAAATACCAAAAATCTTATATTCAATTAGAAGATGTTTATTGGGGGTATTTGGAAAAGGTGGGTTCACCATATAGTTTCCCAACAGTCAATGAGTTCATTAATAGAATGAGTCCTCATTGGGTGGAGATTGTGGAACAGTTTGTTCCTGCAACAACTTTATGGACGGGCGGTAATATTTTAGAAAATAGTCGTATTGGTAGATCTAAACACGATTATTTGAAACCATGTACTATTGAACAGGTTGAGGATAATCTATACCCTAAATTAGGTTTCGAACACTCTATAGAGGAAGATTTAGAAGTTTATTTTTTAGGTGACAAGGATTTATTTAGAGGGTTAACTGTTGTAAGTGGAGTCACTTACGTCCTAAAGATAGTTTTAATGGGGGAAGAATATACGGCGTCTTCTCCGATCACACTTACAGGGGGACAATTATTTGATCCATTTATTTCTACTTCCGAATGTACAACTATTAACGACGTTGTTTTCGACGGTGGAACGACCTTTGATGGGTCAAAACACTTACCACTACTATGTGATTTTAAATGTAATCTAAACCCTGACAGAGATGTATTGGATCCTTTATGGGTCAATGCGGTTAATAGCATATTCTCTCAAATAAATGAAAAATATTATACTAAAACGGCATATACTGGTTATGATACCATTAGTAACCACGCGGGTGGAGAAGGATATGAAAGAATCACGGGTAATACGGAAACAAGTGATGAAAATCAAAATATAGAAAATGGGTTTAATAATCAACTATCAACTAATGGTGAAAACTATGGATATGAAAATGTACCTATAGTTTCTCACGAAATCTTTACTGATAGTGATGGTGTCCAAAAAATAAGAATTACGCCGTTCACGTACGACACACAATTATATATTTCAAACCCTGGTGATCCATACGGTGACGCATACATACCTGCGGATTTAGATTGTTTAGATTTAAGTACGTTTGATTTCTTTTGGGAATCGACATATCTAACGGGCACTACACAATGTGACCCTAAAGTTAAGGTTTACGGTCCTAATACTTTCTACACATTACCTGAGGATGAGGACGATTGTATCTTAATGGAGGATGTATATTTTGAAGTATCGGGAGTTACATTTGGTAATGAAGATACTGTAGATGATGGAGATCCATGTACCGATTGTCCACCATATAATACATCGTGGCCATTAAACATATTCATAGATTGTGTGGGTGGGTATAATGAATCAATCAGTGGTCACACATATACTGTTGATCACGTTTCAGGATGTACGTTTGTTGTTAATAATGTTAGAGAAAATGATATTATTGATATATCAATAACAGATGCCGCGAATTGTGATCAAAAAATAAGAATAGAGGGGTTACAACAAAAGTTTGAATGGGATCCTGTAGATGGTGATGATGTTACTACATCAAGAAGTCATTATTTACAATATTCGTTTGACACTTATGATGATGGGGATAATCCTGATAGTAGTGATCCTCTTAATAGTCAGTCTGGTATTACTTTTTGTGATAATTACTCAGGTTATACCCTACAACCTATCGTACAATATAGACCTACGTTTGATTATGGTCTGAGACAAAACACTAAAGTTATAAAAGTTAATAATGGTGTTATCCTCGACGGTAACACAACTTGGGATCAAATACAAACTTATTTAGATAATAATACCTTAGAAAAAATAAACATTGAAAACGTTGTAATAGGTGATCAATTACTTTCGGGAGTATATAAAGATTGTCCTTTCTCATCTCAAGACTATAATGATGCCGTTATTAGTGGTTATTCGTTCTCTTATGATTATAAGGTTGTAACAGTTGAAAATAAAGACTGTTTGGGATCCACAAAGATTAATAAAATAAATGAAAGGTTTAGTTTTTTACCTAACACAAGATTATGGGTAATGACTAAAACAATGGAAGATGGAAGTCAGGGAGAGAATTGGAGATTTACTGAAAAGTATCCCGAAGAATTATATCCAAGACCCGACGACCCGACTGATCCTTGTTGTAGTTATCAAGTTGGTTACTATGAAAGTGGTGATTATATTTTTAACGAACACGGTTTCCCTATTGAAGTACTCAAAGTTGATTTAGACTACTGTGCTAGAGATCTGTTCTACCATTTAAATGTTAATCCAACATCAATTTACGATATCTCAAGTAATTGTTCTGAAGTTATCCTTTTCAATGGTGATTCTGAAGACTGTATATTAGTTGGACATGACGAACAGAAGTTCGAAAACATGGACATGAAAATGCAACAATACTTTCAAGACAAGTTAGATTGTTCTGACATGCCGGATATAGATGAGATTGAGAGAGATCTCACAGGGTTAGATGATTGTGACAACCTGAATGCATTCAAAGTAAAACATTTTGATACGGGAGAGATAAGATATATTGAACTAAGTGAAGAATATGATATAGGAGATTCAGTTAATATTGAATTTAATCTAGGTTCACAAAATGATGAGATTAATGTAATTCAGAAATTATCGCCAGGTGTAAATTGTTGGATAATCATATCTAAAGTATATGCTCCGACTATTGAGTATATTGCAACAGGACCATGTGATGATATTAGACGACCAGGGCCGAGCCCTACTCCCACAAGTACACCTACCCCAACTCCAACACCTACAGAAAGTAGTACACCTACCCCAACACCAACTCCAAGCCCCACTAGTACGCCTACACCATCACCTACAGAAAGTAGTACCCCAACGCCTACACCAACACCTACGGAAAGTAGTACCCCAACGCCTACACCAACACCTACACCTAGCCCAACAGAAAGTAGTACCCCAACGCCTACACCAACACCTACAGAAAGTAGTACACCAACACCTACACCTAACTGTGACTTTGACGTTGACGTGGATTTAACCACACCAACTCCAACACCTACAGAAAGTAGTACACCTACACCAACCCCTACATTAGATTGCGATTTTGACGTTGACGTGGATTTAACCACACCAACTCCAACACCTACTCCCACAACAACTCTAAACTGTGATTTCGATATTGATGTGGATTTAGTTACACCTACTCCTACACCAACACCGAGTCCAACAACAGATTGTGACTTTGATATTGATGTTGATCTAACTACCCCTACTCCCACACCAAGCCCAACAAGTAGTCCAACACCTACCCCTACGATAGACTGTGATTTTGATATAGATATTGATGTAGTAACACCTACACCTACAGAAAGTAGTACGCCTACACCTACACCAAGCCCAACACCAGATTGTGATTTTGATATCGATATTGATGTAGTAACACCTACACCTACAGAAAGTAGTACACCAACACCAACACCCACAGTAGAACCAGATCCAACACCTACACCAACACCTACACCAGACTGTGATTTTGATATCGATGTTGATTTAGTTACTCCTACACCAACACCTACGGTAGAACCAGATCCAACACCGACTATCACAGTAGAACCAGATCCAACACCAACACCTACGAGTACTCCAAATTGTGATTTCGATATTGATGTGGATTTAGTTACACCTACCCCCACTCCAACAAGTAGTCCTACTCCAACACCGACTATCACAGTAGAACCAGATCCAACACCAACACCTACCCCTACACCAAATTGTGATTTTGATATTGACGTAGATTTAGTTACACCTACTCCTACACCGAGCCCAACAAGCAGTTCAACTCCGACCCCAACGACAAGTAGTACACCTACACCAACCCCAACGCCGAACTGTGATTTTGATATTGATGTAGATTTGGTTACACCAACACCAACAAGTACTCCGACTAATACCCCTACACCAACATCAACTAATACCCCAACACCAAGTCCAACTAATACCCCAACACCTTCACCTACTCCAAATTGTGATTTTGATGTGGACGTTGATGTGGTAACTCCAACTCCTACACCTAGCCCTACAAGTACACCTACTAACACACCAACTAATACCCCAACAAGTACGCCTACTAACACACCAACACCAAGTCCAACACCAGATTGTGATTTTGATATAGATGTTGATGTGGTAACTCCTACACCAACACCATCACCAAGCTCAACTAACACACCTACAAGTACTCCAACAAGTACTCCAACAAGTACTCCGACTAATACACCAACTAATACCCCAACACCTTCACCAACACCGAATTGTGATTTCGACATAGATGTTGACGTGGTAACACCTACCCCAACACCATCACCTAGCCCGACTAATACTCCAACAAGTACGCCTACTAACACACCAACACCAAGTCCAACATCAACTAATACACCAACACCGAGCCCAACAAATACTCCCACTCCAACACCTACACCTAACTGTGACTTTGATATAGATGTTGATGTGGTAACACCTACACCTACACCAAGTCCTACAAATACACCATCACCAACTCCAACAAGTACGGAGACACCTACACCCACACCAACAAGTAGTCCTACACCAAGTCCTACTAACACACCAACACCATCACCTACACCAAATTGTGATTTTGATATTGATATTGATGTGGTAACTCCAACACCTACACCATCACCTACAGAAAGTAGTACTCCAACCCCAACGGCAAGTAGTACACCCACACCAACACCTACACCATCACCTACAGAAAGTAGTACTCCAACCCCAACGGCAAGTAGTACACCTACACCAACCCCAACACCAAATTGTGACTTCGATATAGATATTGACGTGGTAACACCTACGCCGACACCTACCCCTACAAGTACACCTACACCAACACCAAGTCCAAGTCCAACAAACACACCAACACCAAGTCCAAGTCCAACTAATACCCCTACACCTAGCCCAACACCAAATTGTGATTTTGACATAGACGTTGATGTGGTAACTCCTACACCTACTCCAAGCCCTACAAGTACACCTACACCAACACCTACAAACACGCCAACCCCAAGTCCGACTAACACACCATCACCAACACCGACTAATAGTCCAACTCCGTCACCGACAAACACACCTACACCTAGCCCAACACCAAATTGTGATTTTGATGTGGACGTTGATGTGGTAACTCCAACTCCTACACCTACAAACACGCCAACCCCAAGTCCGACTAACACACCGACACCAACACCTACAAGTAGTCCAACNCCAAGTCCTACAAGTAGTCCAACCCCATCACCTACAAGTAGCCCTACACCAAGTCCTACTAGTACTCCAACTCCTACTCCAACACCAAATTGTGATTTTGATGTGGACGTAGATGTGGTAACACCTACTCCAACGCCTAGTCCTACTAGTACTCCAACCCCATCACCTACTAGTAGTCCAACACCAACACCAAGTCCTACACCATCACCAACGCCAAGCCCAACACCAATTGATTGTCCTGCACCATGTACGACAACAATAAACTCTGATCTATTCCATACTTGGAATAATGCTTTGGTTGGATCTAACTTTAAACAATTAGGTGGATATTGTAATGAAGTAAGAGATAAAGACGGTAATGTACTATCAACGAATAGTGAAGAATGGACTTACGACACAAACACATGTATTGTTTACGTTCACTATGAAGATAGTACTATAAGAAGAAGTTGTATTGGTGAATATACATCACCCGTAGGAACTGAAGTAAGTTCTTTTGAACATACAGATGGTACACTTACACCAACAGGTTCAAATAGGTTATTTGATACTGATATAAGATTTATAGATAATGATAATAATGCGATCATAATAGTAACTGAGTGGGATTCCACATTAACATCATTATTACATGTTCATATTTTATGTGATTGTAGTTTTGAGGGAGACGTTACCGTTCATAATTTGAATTAAAAAGTATATATTTTAATAATGGCAAGAATATTCGACATAAAAATAACATCAGGGACTTCACACAGTCTCTATACGATATATTACGATCAAGTCGATGCCGCTAATATCGCAACAAGAGTGAGTACCTCATTACCTGCAACGGGTGTGACGTATAATGATTTAACAAGTGGTTCAGGAGTCACAGTTAGTGTCCCTAACAACGCAACTTCAATACTATTATATAATAATTCATGTGTGATCGATGATGAAATTATTTTACCAACCCCAACCCCGTCACCTACACCCACAAGTACACCGACACCAACACCTACAAGTAGTCCTACACCAAGTCCTACACCGAGTCCAAGCCCAACAGAAACTCCTACACCAACCCCATCACCTAGCCCGACTAATACACCAACACCAAGTCCAACAACTAGCCCAACTCCAACTCCAACTCCAAGTCCAACCCCAAATTGTGATTTTGATATGGATATCAATGTGGTTACACCTACCCCAACTCCAACACCTAGCCCAACAAGTAGTCCTACACCTACACCCACAAGTACACCAACACCAACACCAAGTCCGAGCCCAAGCCCAACAGAAACTCCTACACCAACACCGAGTCCGACGACAAGTCCTACTCCAACTCCGACTAGTACACCAACACCTACACCAAGTCCTACACCAAATTGTGACTTTGATGTTGATGTTACACTTAATACAAGGCCCTCCATAATAGTACCTAATTTTTCTCAAACAGAAAACACGGCAACAGGAACTACAATAGGTAACTTAGTTGTAAGTGATGATGAGGGAGGAACGTTTACATGGGTATTTGAAGATACCGCAAGTTATCCTGATAATAATTCTTTCTCGTTGACTAGTGGTGGGGTATTATCTAACGCGGAGGTTTTCAACCATGAAGTCAAAAGTTTATATACTTTATATGTTAAGGTTACCGATAACGGTGGATTAACTAATACGAGAGAATTTACAGTAGATATAGTTGATGTTAATGAAACACCATATGGTTTAACCTTAAGTAGTAATACTATAAGGGAAAATCAACCGACAGGGTCCACAATAGGAAACTTCTCAGGTTTAGATGTTGATAGTTTAGAAACGTTTACTTATACCTTAAGTGGAAGTAATAATGATAACGGTTCATTCACATTAACAAGTGGTGGTATTCTTAAAAGTAAAGAAGTTTATAACTATGAGGTGAAAAATTCTTACAGTATTGAAGTAACAGTCACTGATAGTGGTAATAATACATATACCGATACGTTTACAATTTCAATACTTAATGTTAATGAATCACCAACAAATTTATCCTTATCAAGTAATAGTATTGCGGAAAATCAATCTACAGGAACAACAATAGGTACTTTCAGTAGTACGGATGTTGATTCGGGAGATAGTCATTCTTATGAACTTGTTAGTGGTTTGGGGGACACTAATAATAATTCATTCACATTAACAAGTGGTGGTATTCTTAAAAGTAAAGAAGTTTATAACTATGAGGGTAAGAACAGTTATTCTGTAAGGGTTAAAACCACTGATTTGGGAGGTTTAACTTACATAGGTATATTCACGATTTTAATTACAGATGTTAACGAAACCCCTTCTAACATAACACCCGCAACAGTATCGTTCCAAGAAAATCAATCGACAGGAACAACAGTGACTACATTTAGTGCTACTGATGTTGACTCGGGTGATACACATACTTTTGAATTGGTAACCGGTATCGGAGATACCAACAATGATTCATTTACATTAACAAGTGGTGGTGTTCTAAAGTCTAACGAGGTATTCAATTACGAAGTTAAAAACTCATACACGATAAGAGTTAAAGTTACAGATTCGGGTGGGTTAGTACACGAAAGATCGGTAACAATTAATATTACCAATGCAAACGAAGTACCAACAGATATAACCTTATTAGATAATAATATCCCTGAAAATAGTTCTACGGGTACTACGGTTGGTCAATTCTCAACCACAGACCCTGACGCAGGAAATACATTTACATACACATTAGTAAGTGGTGTGGGTGACACTAATAACGGTTCATTTAACATAAGTGGTAATAAGATTCAAAGTAGTGAAGTATTCAACTATGAGGTTAAGAACACCTATTCAGTTAGAGTAAGATCGACAGATCAAGGTGGTCTATATAGAGAAGAATCATTTACTATTAACGTAACCAATGTTAATGAAACTCCAACAAACATATCATTATCTAATTCATCTATCGATGAGAATGTGGCGACAGGGACCACTGTAGGGACATTATCCACAACAGACCCTGACGCAGGAAATACATTTACATACACATTAGTAAGTGGTGTTGGTGATACCAACAATGGTTCATTCTATATAGACGGAACGACCTTAAAAAGTAGTGAAGTTTTTGATTATGAAACCAAGAATTCATATACAATAAGAGTAAGAACAACAGATCAAGGAGGGTTATGGTATGAGAAGAAAATAACCATATCAATAACTAATATATCTGTATCGGGTACTGCTACCGTAACAAATCTAAATTGTCATAAAGATTCTTCAGGAACAATTGAAGTTACCTCTCAAACAGGAGGGGACTCACCATACACATACTCAATCAACGGTTTAACTTATCAATCATCAACATCATTTACAGGTTTAGGTGCTGGAACTTATACGGTATATATCAAAGATGATAATGGTGAAATTGGTACATTATCAAAAACAATAACNCAACCACCCGTACTTTCAGTTACTGATTCACACACAGACCCAACATGTTATGGGGGAAGTGATGGACAAATACAATTTTCTGTTACTGGTGGTACAGGAGAAATAACTTATACTTTAAATGGTGTTTCAACGACAGATTTACTCCATGAAAATTTAAGTGCGGCTAATTACTCTTTTATTGCGACAGACGAAAATGGATGTACTGATAGTAGAACAGTAGTTTTACATGTATCACAAGTATCTGCAACGGTAACACAATCAAATGTAACATGTAATGGAGGAAGTAATGGTTGGATAAATGTAACGGGTGCATCAGGTGGAACTGGAAGTGGTTACGAAGTTAAATTAAATAGTAATGGAACATATGTCAGTATAGGTGATTATAAATTATATTCAAATTTATCGGCAGGAACATATACTATTTATCTTAAGGATAGTGATGGTTGTGAGAGAACTTATAGTAAAACAATTACGGAACCCTCGGCGGTAACATTCACAGAAACACATGTTGACCCAACATGTTGGAATGGTAATGATGGTAGTATTACTCTTTCCGCTTCAGGAGGTAACGGATCTTACGAATATCAGTTTAATGGTTTTTGGTATTCATCAAATATAAAAACAGGTTTAACGACAGGTAGTAATAGTATAAGAGTAAGAGACGGTAATGGATGTACTTCAAGTATTGGATATGTTACTTTATCTACCACAAAACCATCTGCAACTATCACATCCACAAATGTGGTATGTAATGGTGATGACGATGGGACAATATCAGTTTCTAATCCAACAGGTGGGTCGGGAGCAACATACCAAGTCAAATTAAATAGTAATGGGACATATGTTAACCTAACAGGTACTCAACTTTATGAGGATTTATCGCCAGGTACTTACAATATCTATATTAAAGATAGTGATGGTTGTGAGGGATTTTCTGTAAAAATAATTACAGAAAACACTACAGTTACTGCAAGTGCAACAGGAACGGCACCAACGTGTAATGGAGATAGTGATGGTTCAATAACTGTTACAGGTGGAGGTGGTACTGGATTATATACCCATAAAATAGGTAATGGATCTTACCAATCATCTAACTCATTTACAAATCTTAGTAATGGAACATATACGTTATATGTTAAAGACAGTAACGGTTGTGTTGCAACCACTAATCTAATACTAAATAAAACACAAGTATCTGCATCATTATATAGCAACCAACCTTCATGTTATGGGGGTAGTGATGGTGATATAACATTATCGTCAATTACGGGTGGAAACGGAGGAACATATCAGTATAAATTCGAAAGTGGTAATTGGACTAATTTTAGTTCCGCAGTAACCTTTACAAATAAATCTGCCGGAACATACACAATACAGGTTAGGGATAGTCAACAGTGTAGTAGAAGTTATTCTTACCTTTTAGGTCAACCAACAGTAGTAACTAGTACTGTGTCTGTTGTTCATCCATCTTGTGCGAGTAGTATAGATGGGTCAATAACAATAACGGGTGGTGGTGGATCTGGGTCTTATTTATATTCTATTAATGGATCAAATTATTATGTGAATAATAATTTCATCAAGTTGTCAGTGGGTAGTGGAACTGCATACGTTAAAGATAGTAAAAATTGTATAAGTACAGTTTCATACACTTTAACAAAGACTCACCCAACTGCAACTATTGCAGTAACAAACGCATTATGTAATGGAGAAACAGGTTCAATAACCGTTTCTAACCCATCAGGTGGAAATGGAGGAACTTACCAAGTTAAATTAAACTCAGGAACGTATCAGAATTTTTCATCTAACTCATATACATTTAGTTCGGTATCTGTCGGTAATCATACTATTACCATAAAAGATGGTGATGGATGTGAAAAAGGGTATGGTAGGACTATTACACAACCATCATCGGTTGTTGTTGGATACAACAGTTTATCGCACCCATCATGTAGTTACAGTAGTGATGGTAGTATAAATTTTACAGTTAGTGGTGGTTCAGGTTCATATACATACAGACTAAATGGAACATTAATAACTAATATAACAGTTACAGGTTTAACTGCAGGTTCTTATGTTTTATATGCGGAAGATACCAATGGTTGTAGTGATTCGGTTTCGGTTAACTTAGCTAAATCTGCACCAAGTGCTACGGTAACTGCATCTAACCCAACTTGTAGTTCGGGTAGTGGTACAATTACAGTGGCGAGTCCTGCGGGAGGAAATGGAGGAACTTATAAATCAAAAATTGGAAACGGTACCTACACAACAATAGGTAGTCCAACAATTTACTCATCTTTATCCTCAGGAACATACACAATTACAATAAAGGATGGGGATGGTTGTACAAGGACATATGATAGAACAATTACAATACCTACAGCAGTAAGTTTTACTACTTCAGTGACCCACCCAACATGTAATGGGGATAGTGACGGAGAAATAACATTTAGTGCAAGTGGTGGTAATGGATCATACCAATACTCCATAAATAATGGAATAAATTATCAATCAAATAATACTTTTTCTAATCTAACTGTAGGGACATACCTATTGAGGATTAAAGATGGTGTAAATTGTAGTACCACAGGTACAGTAACTTTAACTAAAACAAACCCTAGTGCGACATTTACTATGTCATCTGTGAGTTGTAACGGAGGTTCCGACGGAGAAATTCAGGTCTCAAGTATGACAGGTGGTAATGGTGGAACATATTCACATAAATATGGTTTAGGTTCATGGTTAACTACATCCCCACATACCTATTCTAGTTTATCTGCGGGTGATCATTATATTACCATAAAAGATGGTTCGGGTTGTACAGAAGCATATACAATCACAGTTACAGAACCAACGGCACAAACGGTATCTATAACATCGGTCACCACAACCACAGGAAGTACGGGTAGTATTACCGTAACATCTACGGGAGGTGTATGGCCAAAAACTTATAGATTATATGAGGATACCACTTCACCATATACTGTTGGAGGTGGGACATTAGTCGCAACAATCACAGGTGTAACATCAGCAAATCACTCACAAACATTCAGTAACCTTTCCGAGGGTTATTATTACGTAGTGGTTACAGACGCAAACGGATGTACCTCAAGCACATTATCTACTACAAGTACGTTTGATGACACTGATGATCCAAAAGACCCGGTAGTGTCAGGGGTGGGAGATTTAAAAATACAAGCATGTACTACAGGACAAATTTATTACGCTAGAAGTGATACATATTGTTCGGATGGAAACCTGTCCCTACAATCACATTCAGTTGGGGTTGGAGATATTGTACAATTTGCAATAGGGTATAATTGTCCAATTGAAGGAGGAACTTACTGTGGTGAAGTAATACAAACAGGACTTGATACGATAGCGGACGTAATGATAACAAATGATTTCTTCTCTAACCCAATAAATAATTGTGAGGATTTCGATTGTTTCGAATAAAAAAAAAATAACAAAACAAATAAATCGTAATAACGGTATATTTATAATAAAAGAAACTAAAATTAAATAATATGGCAGCACCAAACGACTACCAAGTAACGTTCACATTAAATGGATTGTATACTGGAACAACAGAAGCGGATAATTTCACAATAATTGGAAAACATTGTAATAATAGTCCCGCAGATACAACAATTGCAACTGGAGTTACGGCATCAGATCTAACAACAGGGATTACATACACAATTGCGGCAACAATTTCAGGGGGAACAATAACATCAACAGGAGACTGTACTAATTCAGTACCATGGGCAGGTTTAGTGTGTGAAGGCGGAGAACCATCACCAACACCAACGGCAACAGCTGAACCGGCTGGAGAAGGAAATCTATTTACTGTTAGTAGATGTAACGATGACTCATCATGGAACTTAGCGGATGATATAAGTTGTATTGAAGGTAATTTGAGTACACCACCTAACCCAAGTATTTACACAGTTGGTCAATACGTACAATTTACAACGGGTACTTCTTGTAATGCAGAACAAACCTCTTATTGTGGTATAATTACCGCTGTAAATGTAGTTGGTGAACGAGATGCAGTACTGATTAGACATGAACTTCTTAATCAAGCAAAAGGTTGTACCAATGTGGAATGTGCAGAATAAGTTAATCTACTTATCATACTTAAAAAAACCCGTTATTATGACGGGTTTTTTTATTTAAAGTAATCTACTTATTAATGTATTTATATGTATGGGATTAATTGTAAGGGTATTTGATATTGTTTCACCTAATGACTTTGATTTAAGTATTGGGTTATCACCTTATGGGCCGTTTACAAAATTAGATGGACCTAGACCTGATAATTCTTGGCCAAACTCTACGGACAGAGACTATAGAACTGAACCAATTTATATTGGTGACAATGAACCCGAAGTGGTTAATGGTATACCACCATCATCAGAAGTAATATTTTATGATTTAGAATTTGATACCGAATTTTGGTTGAAAATGGAGGATAAAGTGAATGTTATAGATATATGTGAGGACAATCAGACTCCAAGATATATTGTAGAAAATATATACATACATGATAGTAAGACATTTGAATGTTACGATAAGATAAACTTTAGTGTGTCTTATGAATGTGTTATACCACCAACACCTACACCTGCACCAAGTTCAACACCTGCACCAAGTTCAACACCAGGAACAACCCCAACACCAACCCCATCACCAACAGGTGAGGTCATAGACGATAAGACTGAAATTAATATATTCTTTGATAATTCAGGTTCTATGAGTAGTACTGAAGCCCCATTAAATACTATGGCAACAACCATTCTTAAAGACTGTTTACTACCGTTTTATAACAATGACTCGGCATTATATGATAGTAGGGTAAGAGTTATAAGAATGCAATCAATAGGTCGAAATGAAAGAAGTTATGCTTGTATATCAACGACTGGTACTACATCATCAATTACTAAAGTCATAAACTTATCATTCCAAGACGAAGGGGCTTCAGGATATCATGGTGGTTCTACTTCTGGATGGAGCAACACCACTAACAGAACCAATAGTTTTAATGCTGACATAACGACTTTAAGAAATAACATTGATAATAATCCAACCAATTACCTTATTGGTGAGATTTTTCAAGTTCAAACTCAAACCACAGGTCAGTATCTATACTTTAAAAATCTATTGATAGCGGTTGAGAATGGATTAGGTAACTATAGTGGTGTATATGGGTTATCTGATAAATCTGTAGTACATAATACCTATGATGTTACACCAGGGGGTAGTGCACAATATTATATGGGACTTATAATTACGGCGATTAATAATTTAGGTTATAGTGTACCTGACTGTACAGAATAATAATATGGGAAGAATAGTAAGATTAAATATTTCGTTAGATAACAGTCATTCATTAGATGATTTTCCCGTTGACCTATATTCAGGTNTAACAAGTGGNGACACAACTAATTTAGTGTATGCAAATATAGTTAGTACGGATATACCACTTGATNTAATGTTTGAAGATAGTGATTTAAATGTTAGTAACGACCCTAATAACCCTTTCGTACCACATTGTTATATGAGAATATCATCTGACGGATGTTATGATGAAATAATAAAATTAGAGATACCAAGGGTGGATTGTGAAATGTGTGTTGATTTCCAAGAAATTATACCAGAACCAACACCAACAGATGTTTCAAACCCAACCCCAACACCAACCCCAATCGTTGTGTCAGACACTGACGTATTTTTAAATGATTCGGGATCGCCGACTTCGATTTACTCGTATAACCCTAATACTACGGTATTAACATATTTATATGATTCGACTAACGGTTCATCCGATATTGCAAACACAAGTAATAAGTTATGGGTATATAATGGTGGTGGTGGTTCATTGTTAGAATACGATATAACGTTAAGTCCTTTCTCTCAAACCTACAATAGAACTATAACGTCAGTATATCTGAATGCTGGTTTATGTGCAATTGATGACACTACATTAATAAATATTAATGGAAGTAATGTTTATGAGATAGATATAACGACTAATGTTGCTTCCCCAACACTTAAATGGTCGACGATTTCGGGAAGAACGGTTGCGGGGGATTATATGTATACCACAACAAATAAATTAATTATCACTAATAACAGTTCCTCTGGGGCTCACATTACTCAGTATGATTATACCACCGGAACCGTGGAGGTAGATTTAGATATAACTGCAACCATACCACAACCTTATGGGGTATTTGAATATGGGTCAGAGATATACATAGTTAATTCTAATGGTAAGGTTTACCAAATAATGGGTAGTTCACCTTATACTTTGACATTGGTAGACGATATATCAATCACGGTATATGGGGCATCTCAAATCCCTTCAAAAATAACCGAAGATTTTACACCCGTCACCGAATCAACACCTACCCCTACACCAACAGCAACTGATCCTGAACCTACCCCAACACCTACACCAACAAGTACTAACGTACCACCAACACCTACACCGACAAGTACTGACGCACCAACAGTGTGTAATGAGTACGATTTATATATGACGGGACAAGGTGAAACAACCTCACAGTGGGAATGGACGGAATGTGGAGGTCCGGTTATAGCATGGACAAATACAGGTACTAACTTTAGGGTGGTATGTTCAGAAACGACACCGGTACTAAATTACGGTGACGGTTTTGCTCTACTTAATGGGGACTGTGGTAATTACACGGTAACTAGATGTGATGATGGACAACAATTCACCGTGGCTAAAAATAAAAGTTGTTTGTCAGGTACACCACCAATATATAGTGTTGGAGATGTTATACAATTCAGAGAAATGTCAGTTAGTAATGGTAGTTGTGTTGGTGCAACCTACTGTGGTACTATTACCGCCACAGACTCAAATGCACCATATGATGCGTTAGTAAGTAGGGTGGTAACAGTTGATGATTGTAATGACGTACTACATTGTGGGAATTAGAATTTTTAATTTAAAATGAAGTATTTATATAATAAGAATTAATAAATTATAGAATGGCAAGAAAGTTTACAGTAACATTAACTAGTGGAACCGATCAAGGTCCTTATAATATATACTACGATTCTGTATCCGTAGGTACACTCGCCGATCTATTTGGTACATCAAATAAAGCGGAGAATCTAACACTATCTCAAGTACAATCGGGAGTAGTAATAGAAGTACCCGATAATGCAAATAAAATTATATTTTTTAATACCAATCCTGACGTTGCTAAAGATTGTCCAACAAATCAAGAAATTTTTACTTTATCAAGTCAACCAACATCAACACCAATACCAAACGCAACTCCTAATCCAACACCTACACCAACAAGTACTAACGTACCACCAACACCTACACCGACGGAAGATGCTACATGTAATTGTTATGAGTTTAACAATACAACAAAAAATCCAGTTACATATTTCTATGTGAATTGTAGTGGAGAAAGTGTTACGGCATCCTCTTCTACAGCACCATGGGTATTCTATGTATGTGCACAAAGTATAACTGGTGTTGAAAATGAAAAATTGGCTTATAGTCTTTATGGATCATGTACCGATGGGGTTTGTGATAATATGCCAACACCAACACCTACAGACACACCAATACCAACTTCAACTCCAACACCGACACCAACGGCAGATAATGTACAGGTCAGAAATCTAAAATTTGCACACTGTAATACGATAGAAGATGCCGCGGCTAGTGAAGAGGTGGGTACTCAAAATGTTGGACCTTCTGAACCACCTATTTACTTAACTACAGACGAATATGGATCTAATCCAACTATTGGAGATACGGTACTCGTAAGACTTGACGGGGAGAGTTCCACTAAATGTTATCAATATATGGGATTAGAAACGGGATCCGCAGTGATTCTTACCATAATTAATGCATCGTGTAATTGTCCGAGTTTGGAACCTACACCTACAAGTACTGACGTAGAACCAACACCCATACCTACACAATTTTGCGTTGATGTAGAATTTAATGGAAAAAGTGAGACCGCCGGTGGTACAGTTACATACGAAGGATGTGATGGTAACACATATACTTTATCGGTTCCTGGGGGTGACACTGTTCAAGCACCTCGATGTGTGAGAAATAGTTCATGGACATATAGTATCCCTAATAACTTTGATCCAGCTACATTATTGGTAGGTGACTGTGCTAGTGGCGGATCGTCACCAACACCAACACCAATACCAACTAGGGATGGTGGACCAATCGCGTCAAATACGTACTACCTTAGTGCAGGTAGACCTAATCCAAATGATTTCTGTGAAGCACCGGGTTATACCGCTACTTTAGTAATAACATCTTCCGCAAGTTCGATTGGTAATATGTTAAATACCACAATTTACGATTTCGATGGGGACCCTTATGTAGGTAACGAATTACATAAACATTTTGTTACTGTTAGCCAAGGAGAAAACTCAACCGAGACGATTGGTAATCCAGAATACATAGTTATTAGTGATTTAGGTCAAGTAACAGACGTAGGACAAATGTGTGGACCAGGAGATGGAGAGAACCCTTATAGTGAACCAATTAATCCTACACCAACCTCAACTGAATAAAACATATTGTTAAATTGTTTTTATCGGTTTATTATTCTCTTTCTATTGTATTTATATACATAGACTAAATAGATATAATGGGTAATCTTGTAACAGTTAAAAATAATTATGATAATGGAGTGTGTAGTGGGTTTACCATATATACAGGTACAACCTATAATGGTCACCCATTTACAATACCACCATCCGCAAATAGTATAGGTTTCCACACATTACCACATACTTTCGATATTGGGTATTATAGTGGTCCATTATATGTCTTTTTAGAGCATTGTGATAACCACATTTCACCCCCACCAAATGAAGACCCAAAAAAACAAGGTGGGTTCCAAGTAGTACTAATAGATGTTGATTGTGAAGTATGTCCACCGAATTCAGATGCGATTGACTGTACGATGGTTGTTAGTTTCGTAGAAGACTCATTAACGGATTGTAATTTCAGTGTTAGTTTTGTGGAAGGTTCATACCCCACACCTACAGGTACACCAACAAGTACTGAAACTCCAACACCCACCCCAACACGTAACTGTGATTTTGATGTTAGTTTTGTGGAAGGTTCATACCCCACACCTACCCCAACAAGTACTGACGTAGAACCCACAAGTACACCTAC